CAGTAATGGAAGGAATGACTTGTATAGTTTATCGAGTCTTGCTTTGTATACAGTTGCCTCTTCTGAAGCACTACTGAGTTCTGATTGTGATTGCTGCCATTCATCCAATTCTTCTAGATTCGCAGAAGTGAACCCAAAATCAAATACATCATCGATTGCCATAATATTTCCTATGCCCTATATTCTTTGTCTGTTGAGTTGTAACCTTTATTACGAATAACACATGAACCGACAACTTCATTTACAACATTTGTCGCATTACTGATGTCGATAGTCGTAGTAGCATCATCCATATATGTGTTATCGCTGTATACTAATTGTTTTCCATTAATAAACTCTATAATAAATTCATCAGTCATAAGTATCGGAAAAGAATATATGTCTATTGGAGGTGCGGCATCAGGATATTGTAATAGATGACCACTTACAACATTGAGATAGGGTTCTTTACCGTCAATAGAGATATTGATCTTTATTGCACTATTTGATGCAACCTTATCACCATCATAGGGATATAATGTGTTGATCACGAACATGAGCATTCCACAATTTCTTTCACCAGTAATATACTCGATTCCGAATCCTATTTGCTGATTCTCGTCGAAATATATTCCCAATTTCTCGCCCGAATTGCCGCTGTACATTTTGAATTCTTGAGGCGGTGATATTACATCCTGTCCATAAGCGGATGCGGGTATTATATAATAAGAAAAAACAAAGAACAAACCAAAAACACACAAACACACAAAAGATCTCATGAAAAACTCCTAATCGAAACTACCATCTTCATACTGCCCGCACCAAGAACAAGGAGAGTTCTTCAGTATTGAAATCACACCATTATACCTGCAGGAGTGTACCCAAGTATCGGTTACCGAAGAAGATTCGAACTTTAAGTTTTCCTCTCCTACGATTTCTTTTAAAAAGGTTTTTTTATCATCAGTCATATCATGACTCCTATTTTGCTAAGATTATACTGCCTGTTGCTTTTGTCCATCCATCAGCAACCTGTTCGTGACAAGGCATAATAGTTAAAATGCAGGATTTATTAAAAGTTCCTTTATCCTGCCCTTGTGCTCCAGTCATAGACACGCCAGGAGCAAATCCGCCACCAGCATCGTCGTTTGCCGGAACAAACAATAGAGGGTTTTTCAGAACAATTGCGTCTTGAGTTTCTTCTTTTACACGACCGACTATTTCTCCCATCATTGTTACTAATGTGACAATGTCATTTTTCATTTCGTTCATATTTTAAATCCTTCAGTTGATAATTTTTTGCCAGTTGGCGTTTGATCGAACACTGGTCCGGAGTCTTGCTGTTTGGGTACATCATTGACAAGGTTCATATCAGCGTTCTCTACATTATACAGTTTCATTTTACTACGGTCGACGCCCATCACAAACCTCTTATGCTTATTTGGATCACTGTAACGATTCTTAAGTTGTTTGACCATAACTTGATTCATAGCAGTCAACTCGTCGTTTGCGATTAGAGCAAGCATTAGGTCAGCAGTTGCAGGTAGTCCGAATGATTCAGAGGTATCTTCTAGTCCAGGATCACTGCTACCATAACCAGTTCTTGTAGTCTGAGTCGCACTCACTATCGGGATATTATATTCTACTGCTAATCCCCGCATTTCCTCAGCAATTGCTTTAATGTAAGAATATGTGTTGACGTTACCACCGACCTTCATTCTTGCTGAAGAACATATATTTAGGTAATCTACAAAGACGATATCTGCTACGAACTTTTTCTTAAGTTTGAGTTCATTAATGAGTCCACGGAAATGTCCAGTATGCGCCTGAGCAGTAGGATATTCCTTGATGATCAGTTTACCCTGAGTCTTAGCAGCGATTTTATGAACTCTGGTGGTATAGGTTTCTTTCGTGAGAGTCTGTATCATATCTATTGGTATATCTAGCAGGTTAGCATCTATTCGTTCTGCTATAGATTCCTCAGACATCTCTAGGGTGATGTATAAGACGTTCTTACCAGCACTCATTGCAGCTGCTGCCATATGACACATAAACAAACTCTTACCCGCACCCGTACCAGCAAGAATGATATTCAGTGATTTGTTTTTCAGTCCACCCTTAGTGATGTTGTTCAGCATATCAATGTCGAACGGTACACGTTCTTCTGTTCTGTGATAAAACTCGTACCTTTCTTCTGAACTTTCAAGATAGTCATGACCAACGTTATTGTCGAAGGTAACTCCTAGTGCTTTAGAGAGAATATCAGGGAGTGCAGTTTTTGTCAGTGTTTCATGCTTACCGTCTATAATACTAATAGACTCTAATACAGCATTGAATAATGCCCTGTCTTGACACCATTTCTCTGTATTCTGTAACAACCATTCTAGGTCAGTTTCAGTATCCTTTGTAAAGAGGTCCGGCAACAAAGATGCCCCACGTTGATAACTGTCCTCGTTCAGACCAGAGTCTTCTTCCTGAAGAGATATACGGAAACTGTCGATACTAGGTGGTTTGTTGTATACAGCAACATACTTCACAAACTGTTTGAAAAGAACCTTGTTTATAGCATCTGCGAAGTATGAAGGTTCCATGAAAGGAACAACCTTGCGCATATATTCGTCATTGGTAAAGAAACTACGAAGTACCATCGTTTCCATATCAATATTCAAAGAGTTTCACCCGTTTCTTTTTTGCGGAGTATTATTGCGTCTCTAGAATCAAGGTCTACCATGATATCGGCAAGTATCAATCCACAATGCCTATGAAACCTCTCGAAATCTTTCTCTAGCAATTCAGAATTTTCTGGCACGTGCAGGACATCTAAAACAAACTTTAAGGTATGATTTTCATTAGTCACGACAATATCTCGAAACTTTACAACGATATCTTTCCAATATTTGTCTTTTACAATGACAGTCCATTCGCTTAATATATCTTTTTGCGAGGAGTCGTATGCGACGATATAATCTTCAATCTCTTTCACTTTCAACCTCCACTATTTTTGCATCTGCAAACTGTACAAAATTAATGTATCCCGCATCTTCGCGTGACTTGTACTCTGTACCTTCAATAGCAAGTAATGGAACTATCTCGCCAACCTTATCGGCATACCAGCGCATGCCATCACCATGACCTGTAATCAGTAGTGCCTTCATTCTGCTTCTAACTCCATACCCGACAAATCGATGATTTCACCCCCAATCTGATATGCCTTGATAACAAACTCTTTGAAGTCTGTAGTATTGAGAATAGAATCCCAAAACTCTGTAGTGAGCGTATCTTTCTCGCGAACCTTACCACCGAGTAATTCGCCCGTATTCTTGTCAACCTTTTGATACCAACCGTTTGAAGGTTTAATTACATAACCTCCTGCTAGAGCAACATCAAGCAAACCAGACAGAGGCGCGATACCACCTTCCCAAGTTACTGAGATAGGAATCTTTGACTTCTCTTTGACGAACCGTGACTTCTCAACATTGATAATAAAGTCGTAACCCTTGATTTCAGTACCAACCTTTTGCTGACGACGACCAATGATCCAGACATTGTCTGCTGAGTACATAATTCCTGTACCGCCTGATACAATATCCCTAGGAAACAAACCAATTTCTTTATAAGTGTGATTGATAGCAAGCATCGAGATGCTTTTCATTGCAAGATATGGGGTGACCATACGGAACAAACCCTTCAGTGCTTTGGCACGCGACATATCAGCAACCGACTTCTCGTTGATAGCATCATCGAGTTCTTTCTTAGATGCTAAGTTACCGATCGAGTCTATAACAATGATCACGTCGTCTTTTAGATCGATTGCTTCTAACTGAGCAACAACGTCAAACTTCAGTTCTTCGACATTCTTGATAGGAATATGCAACACACGATCGGTATCAATACCGAAGGTTTTGAAATATGCCTGAGGAGAACCGAACTCTGAATCATAAAACAACATAACGGCATTTTTATTTTCGTTCATATACGCACCTGCCATTAACAGAGCGAACGAAGTTTTAAAGTGTTTTGATTGCCCCGCTAATACAGTTAAACCTGAAGTCAGTCCACCGTCGATGTCACCAGACAAGGCAACGTTGATCATCGGTACACCAGTATCGGTGAATTTCTTATCATTAAAAATTGTAGACTCACTTAATATGGCAGTATCTTTGATCTTACTTGCCTTCATGAGTTTTTCCATTATAGACATATCTGTTCCTCTTTTACTATTAATCTCAATTGCAATACTCTATTATCGTTATCTGGCGTGGGAAGTAAAGATATTTCATACTGCAAGTCTTATTTGAATTTTTTGAATGTAGTGTTGGTTTCGTTGGGGTGACATACCCACCCGTCTTTGAGGTCAACCCTTGCTTCTTTTGGGTGTATCCATATCATTTCCTCCATCTTTTGGATGTAGTCATAATCATCCCAATCATCCTCACCCTCGACATCCATGACCTTGGAAAAAACGGTGGTCTCTGTCACAGTGTATGTTCTTTTTGTCATGTTCTATTCTTCTTTTACAAATATTCCATCAACCATCGTACCCTTGCGGTCTTTGATGTCATCGTATGCCACCTGCAAGCACTCGGTGATAGTCAGGTCATTGCGTTCTGCAATATTGATAAGCACCACCATAATGTCACCGATATCATCGCGTATGTCCTGACCCTTACAGACATTGTCACTTAACTCTCCAACCTCTTGAATGAGTTTGCATACTTGGTCTTTGTCTGTTGCACCATCAATAAGGTTGCGGTCGTAGTGCCAGTCCCTGATATCATTTATGAGTTCGCTTACCTCTTCAGTTGTCCAGTTGATATCTTCAATTTCTATTGTTGTGCTCATTCTTGCCTCTCTTTCAGTGTATTAATTTCTTTTTGCTGAAGTTCGATATGTTTATAACATGCCAGAAGTATGGACGCTTCTGTACCTTGACCCACACTCATCATAGTACCCGCTGCCTTCTCTAACCATTTCAGCATATCAGGAGTAGATTTTGGGTCGACCTCTTTAAGACCAAACCCGACTCGCTTTGCCACATCTTCATTACTACTCATCACTATTCCTCAGTGGGATTTTGTCCCTTTACGCACACATACGGTGCTTACTTCAATCTTCGGCATTTTCTCTTGCGCCATATGTACAATCTGTACCTGTGCCATTAAGCAACTAGACTCGCTATAGAACTCTATTGTTTCAATGGCAGTTGCACCGCCCAGACCCGTAGTTGTCAGTGCTATTAACAGTATCCATAAATTCATAATTTTTCTCCTATGTGTATAGTTTTAACCGAACCCTTTCTTAGAAGATCGAGTCCACATCCAATAGTTCCTTTAAACTGTTCGTTGTAAAATACTTTTGCTATGCCGCTAGATATTATCAGTCTCGCGCATTTGATGCAGGGAGAATGTGTTATGAACATCCAAGTGCCTTCGCTACTCGATGAACTCCTTGCTAACTTTGCGATTGCATTCTCTTCTGCATGTAAGACCGCATCTTTAGTGCGCAGTTCTCCGTCCCTCTTTTCTTCACAAACATTTGACATTCCGCTCGGCATGCCGTTGTATCCGACTGATATAATAGCACCAGTTGCTGGGTCGACTATAATCGAACCAACTTGTAATCGCTTGGCAGTAGAACACTTAGCAAAATTCTTTGCTGTTTCCATATATGCACTACAAACTTCTTTCTTCATTTTCATAATCAACCTCCAATATAACTATTAGAATATGCGAACTTCAGTGCTCTCTCTGCTTCAACATCTAGTGGGCGTGACTCATACCAACCACCCGTCTCGGCATCGAGTTGTTTACACATTTGAACCAGTTGGTTCTGTGTGATAGGGTATTTGTTCTTAACCGCATTACATGCTGTTGATACCATTATCTTGAACATCAACGCATACCAACCAGTGCCAGAAATCATTTTATATTCCATTGCCATACGTTTTGGAAAGAATGGACAGTCGTGATAGTTTGTCCAAGACACATTGGTGTTGTCCATCTGCCCCATACGATGCTGAATGACCTGTTCACGAATTTCATCAGGCAATGAGTCGAGGAAAGAGTTACCTGTTTTAGCAGTATATGGATACTCTCGCATGATAAGGTCAACATCTAAGTCGGACTCGCCTTCCTCATATATCCAGTTATCCGCACCAGTGTATGTAGCAGGGATAAAATACATTCGTGACATATCTTTAGTCTGTGCATCTCCCATATCCTTCAGGTGCTTGTTGAGTGCAAACCAAAACCCCTTGACCTCATCAGCATTCACATTCCTACTCAGTCTAAAGACGATACGAAACTTGACCTTGTCAGTTGTGCAACTAGCAGTACTGTAGCAGAGGTGATATGTGTCGCCCAGTATACCGCTCAGTTGTAACCTGATATTTTCTTTGGTCGCTTCGATGTCGTCTACATCGACACACGCCCATTTGCCCCAATGTGTTACGCTACGATTCGAGCGAGTTGTACCCTCTACATATCGTGCGGGTGAGATGAGTTGTGCTTGACGTTTACTTTCTAAAGGACAGGTAGACAGACTCCACAACAAATCACGAAATTCTTGCCACTCCGCAAACTCTATGATCTTATGCGTTTTGTTATCGTACTGAGATTTGAACATCGTCAGGGAGTACATATTCACCCAAAGAAATCCAGCAGAGACACGGAAGGTTCCTCTTTCCAACCAATAGCATCCAGTACTGGACGAATTGGCGACATAAACGCTTTGTCGAATTGAAGTGAGTGGTCGATATACTGATGGAGTTTTAATTCATCTGGTAGATAGTCAGGAAATGCTATGACGTTTTCCCTTATAGGGTTCCTGGGGTTCAGATAAAGAAACCGAATTTTATCACCATCCTTAATCGGAGTATACTTCTGTTCGAGGGAATTCTCCCTGAGTAGTTTGTTATAGAGCAGAGCACCTCGCACATGAATAGGAGTCCCCTTCTTATAGATAGTGTCAGCATCTTTCCACTTACCGACGTCTGAGACTCCTCTGGGGAACGCTACCTCTTGCGGGGGCAGGGTGGTGAAGTGCTCCTTGAAGATCTGTATCGCGTCCTGTGCGTCCTTCTCGGTGCCGCCTATGAGTATATAGAACAGACCTTTCAGGGCGTCACGACAGGAGGCAGGAGTGGAGGACTTGACTGCCTCAATGCCCATAATCTTTAGTTTGGGTTTGGTGTACTGCACACCTTCACTATTATACACATTCAAGATGTACCGTTTCTTGGCAGTCCAGATACCAGCGTCAGCAATTACCTCACGCCCCATCACCATCTTATTTTCATAGGCATCCATATAGGTTGCCAGATCGTCATACGAGTTTTGAATAAGAGGTAGAAACTTTTCTTCGACTATCTGATCTATGACTCTAACAGTTTTAAGTTTATCAGTCAGTCCCATCTGTTCTACCATAGGACCAAAGTTTAGATAAACAGAATCCGTATCGATTGCTATGACATAATCGTAATCTTTAGTCGCCAGCACCTTGTTCATATAATCATTAACTGCTTTTTCTGCCCAACGAATAGATAACTGACCCGATAACGTGATTGCTTCGGCAAGGCGAACATCATAATACCTGAACCACCTGTTCGCCATAGAACCATACAAACTATTCATCATAATTTTAATCGCCATCTGTTGAGAGTTCAACGTGGTATGGGATATTTCTAATTCGTTCAGTTCTTTTTTAGATTCTTCGTTCGCGGTATGGTTTTTTATGTCGTTGATACTTTGTTCTGTGCCTAGCATATTTTTCTTAATGACTTTACGTTCGGCATACAGTCCATCAATGATCATGGGAATTACGCCACGAATATCTTTGCGGAAATGTACGCCATTAGCAGCAATCGAATGATCCGGTAGTATTGATTCTGGTCGCTGTTTGGCGAGACACTTCTCAACAGAAACATGGGCAGTTCTTCTATCGACAATAGTTTCCGGTGATATATTATATTGCATCATGAGGTGAGGATATAGGGAGTTTAAGTCGAGACTGACTACCCAAGCATGACGACCGACCTGTGGTGCCTTTACATACCCACCCGCTACTTCTGACATAGGGCGATCGATTTTCGGTGGTACGACCTTGTGTTGACTACAAAGTTCGCGATAGATATATGTATCCCAGAGTTGTGTGCTACCGAATGCTTCCTGGTAATTACAACCACCCTTATAAGCAATCATCATCGCGAGGTTTATCAGTCCCATCTGTTTGTCGATACGTTCTACCAAAAGAACGTCCTTGATATTATAGTCGATGAACTTTTGATAATCTTCACGATATAATGTAAAGAGATTACCGTGTTCCTCCATAGATATCTTTTTCTCACCGATAACTACATTAGCAACGAAGTCGAGTTTGTATGACTCCTGTACACCATAGGTTAGAATGCCGAATTTTTGAAACAGGTCATAGTAATCGAGTTGCTCAACACCCGCCAGTTCATATACCTGGGACTGTCTGCCCATACGGGAAACAGTTTTCTCCCTGACTATTCCCCATGGTGAGAATTTCTTGATGCTATCAGGACCGATCGTGTTGAAGACTCGGTTGACGAGATAGGGAATATCAAACAATCTTACGTTCCAACCAGTAACAACGTCAGGAGAGGTATCCTTCCCGTTCCAGAACTTAATGAATTTTAGTAAGAGGTCGACTTCACCGTCACACTTGATATAACGTATGTCGGTGTGATCTACATCAAGTTCAGTTCTAGTTGGTTCATAACCATCTTTGAGTGCCCAGACATATATTGTGGGGAGGTTGAGGTATTTAAGACAAATCGCTTGGACTTCACGTTCCGCTTTTTCTGGTTCAGGAAATCCATCATCCGACGCGACCTCGATATCGATACACGCAACTTTAACGAGAGTTGGGTCGTAGGTGATATTTTTCGGGAACTTCTCCTGAATATATTGCGCAGCATAATTACTATTACCTTGTACTTGTATGTGTTCAACACCCTCGTACCTTTTCAGGAACTGTGTCGACTCTTTCATTGTATCGAATTTTATAGGATCTACTGGGCGTCCTTCTAGAGTACGCCACTGAGCATTGGGGTTTTTTGATGTAACATATAATGTGGGTTTGAAGGTTTCTCGATATGATACTCTTTCACCGTCTTCATATCCACGATAACATATTGTATTTGATATTCTTGATACTTGTGTATAAAACTTCAATCAACAACTCCATAATAAATAATAAAATATTGCCACAGACCCCGACCACTGTCTGTGAGATACATGACTCCATCACAGTCATGCTCCGCAAATAACTACATTGCTGTTAGTATAGTTCCTAGGCAATAAGTAACCCACGATACCATCATTAGGTTAGAGGTTACTGTACGCACGTAAAAACATTTTGTGCACGGCACATCTTGCATTTTTTACTCTCCATAATAGTTAATAGAACGTTCTTTGGAAGAACGATATATTTATATGAATCGTTACCGTTTGATACTAAATTACTCAAACTTTTTTCAACTCAATCTGAACACTCTATTATACGCATTTGGTATTGAAAGTAAAGGTTTATGTGCTCTTACTGCCTATGTTATATTTTTGACACAACTCCCATTCACTTTTCTCTTTGAAAGAGACGATCTTAATCTGGCGAAGAGGTGCTTTATTCTCCAACATACTAGGTTTAACCACGTTCACTAGTGCCCAATCGCTCAGTAGCATGGTTATAGTGTTACGTCGTTCCAGGTCGGTTTGTTCCAGGTTTGATTTCTTGCCGTCAAGGAGAAACAGTTCCTTGAAATGTACAATGAAATATCGACCTTGTTTGTGTAGTATGTGGCAAGACTGAAACAACTTCTGTTCCTTTCGTGATGCCACACCTATACGGGTGAGGGTTTCTCTAACCTTTAGAAAGTCGTCAGGTTCGTTAAGAGTGACCTCTAGCATATCTGCTGGAGTCCATGATACCAAGTTATCCATGATAGTATTATCCAATTCACGTGTGAGTTATAATTATTGTCATAACGACACATTTATTTAGCGTTTCCTTTTTTGCCACCTTTGGATAAAACCGATTTCATTTCACTGATATCTTCTTTTGTCAGAAGATCTGCAACGGACTCTGCTTTTTGATTACTGTATCCATAATATTCTTTGATTACTTCTACATCTTCTGCGACTACTTTCTTTGCCCATTTGCTGAACCTTTTTCTTGGTCTGATGCATGCGAGAAGGAAGTCATACTGTAGACGATTATCTAATTGTGAATGACGGTTCATCTCATTAGCAAACATAACGGTATCCTGATAATAGGACAAACTCCTGTTCACTAAAAACGGAGTATACGCTTTTTCGCTTTCTGCATCAACCATAAGATCTTTCTTGTTGTGTGTTACACTATTAACAAATTCGAATGGGTTCATATTAATGTATCACGCTCGAGTGTTTCGGACCTTCTAGAAGTTCTTTCAACTCCACCCACATCGGGTACTTAAATGCTTTGCCGTAATGTTCATAGAGTATTTCTAGTTGCTCTGCAGTAAATTTCATAAGTTCTGCCTGAACTACTTCATGGACCTGGTTGAACAATTTATCTAGGTTATCATTCAACTCGATTGTTAGTATCTTAGTAAGGTCGGGCAAATCATCATAATCTTCGGTCATTACTGGAACTCCGCGTTTGCCATGATCTCTGTGAGGCAAGCAACTACATTCAACTCAGCATCTGCCATGAACGCACTCTTGTAAGAATAATCTGCAAGAATTAGAACAACCTGTGGAATACTATTCGGTGACAATACATCTGCCATTTGGTCGTAGATGCCGCGAAATATAGCAGTGGATTCTAGATCCATATTATTTGCTACCCATATCCGCATTTGCTTAAAGTCTTTATCTTTAAGGAAGTTGAATAACTCTTTGGTATTACCGCCACTCGAAACGCCAATAGCATCTAGCGACAGAGTTCCTCCTCTGGAGTGCCTTTGTAATTCGTTCAGTACTCTACGCCAATCGGGAGCATGACGCATAATCAACTCTGCAAGTTGCTCCATGGGGTATCCGGAGACGCCTTCTTCTTTCAGTATTTCTACGACCCTCGTCATAAATTCCTGACACAAACCTGCCATTTGCTTCTTGTTGGTATTGAATTCGATAACGCCACACCGTGAGTGTAGTGGTTCGATGATACGATTCTTGAAGTTACATGTTAGGATGAAACGACAATTGGAACTAAACTCTTCTATGAACCCACGCAATGCGGGTTGAGTTGATTGTGCATTGAGATAATCTGCCTCGTCAAGTATCACAACTTTGTATCCACCTGATAGGGAGATGCTTGAGGCAAACTGTTTGATTTTACCACGGAGGGTATCTATGTTACCAGATTCCGAAGCGTTGATAATAATATAGTCAAGTTTCAGTTCATTACATATTGCTCGGGCGACAGTAGTCTTACCCAGACCAGCAGTGCCGCTGAACATCATGTTAGGGACTTCACCAGTTGCTATGATCTCTTTGAAAGTTTCTTTAAGATCGGAAGGAAGTATGCATTCTTCTACGGTTTTTGGTCTGTAGCGTTCGCACCATAAATGTGTATCTCTCATTCTCACCTCTAAATAATAATAAAAATATTGAGCAGTTTATTCACATACTCGGGTGGGGGGGGGATGTTTAGGGATTAGATACGAATGTATTGATATCCCTTGCCATGGATTCGACCTCTCTGAAGGTCGGGAACTTGCGCATTATAGGGAATGCGGGTTTGAGTCCTTGTTCAGTTTCAGCATGAAACTTTTCTATTATATCATTTTTCTCAGCATACCATTCTTCTTGTAGCATACCTTTCGCTTCGGTGAACATCGAAAACCTGAGTTCGTATGGATTTTTACTAGACATAATTGTCTCCTTGTGTGTGGTGTTAGTTGTTGCGGTAATTCGCTCTGCCTCTAGGATTCGAACCTAGGACCCAATGATTAACAGTCATTTGCTCTACCAACTGAGCTAAGGCAGAAATGAGTGAGCAGTTTAAACTCTTACTCGGGAGGGAACTCCCTCCCATCACAGATTGTGCAATGGGGCGAGGGAGTTGAAGCAGCAAATTATGCTGACGCGAGTGCGCGGTAACCAGCGGCAACAATAGCACGTGTAGGAGTACCAAGGCGATAAAAACCTTTGGTCTGTCCTTTGCTATTGGTTCGCTTGTTCAGGTAAATTGAATGTCCCTGAAAACGTAACATTTGAACAACCGATCCAGGATTTCCTGCACCAAAACGAGCAGCGATCTGCTTTGCTGAAAGTTCTTCACCAGATACCAATGCATCTAGGAGGCGGTCTTGCTTTGTCATAACTGTCATACTGTAGTTCTCTAATAATTTAAGTTTAATTTTGTCACACTTTTATCGTGGGGCGTAACAAGTCCACGAGTTGCCTTACTCTTCGTTTGCGCTTTCAAACGCCTCGCAGAGTTGAGCAACCTGAACACATTGGTCACGCAAGTTTCCAATGGCACTCAGTTCTTCACCCTTCACAGCACCACGTTGACACATAGCGTCGACTACTGAGATGGTTGTTCGGGCGACACGAAAACTCGCGTCATAAATTTCTTTCGCATCAGCGAACGGTACATCTTTATTCTTTGTTTTGTCTGTCATATTATGGTCCGTATGTAGATGTTGCTTCAAGAGCGACATAGTAAAAGGTAGAGTTGAATGTAGTTCCGTCTGAATTTGCTATGGTAAATTTAGAGATAATTCCCGCTGCAAGACTAGCAACTTCTACCTTGTAGTAACCCATAACACCGTCGCCAGCGACGGGTGGCGTAACCAGTTTTAGATTACCAATATTCATAACAAGGTTAAAAGTGGTAGAAGAACCGCCATCGCTGCGAGGAACGACTAGTTCAAAGGAATTAGAGGTTGCATCTGAACTATCTGAAACACTAATTTTCACATCAGTGTTTCCGGAGGGAGTTATAGTCATTTTGACATGACCAAGTGCGCTCGCTGCACTGCGAATAGACTGTAGAACTGCTTCTTCAAGATTAAACGCAACATTTGTAGTAGGAAATACTATATTTCCTGCGTATGTTTTTAATATAGATGGATCGGCATAGTAATATTTAACTGATCTGGATGGCGTGATAGGAACCGCAGGACTTCCTGGGTATGATCCAGTTGCAATTGTAACAAAGTTGTCTTCGAATGTCAGTACAGGTAGTGCTCTGTTGGTCGTTGTGGTATATGTCATAAAAGATATTACACCCAGCAGTTCATCTAGGTTGTAAATACCCGCACCTGCCGAGGGAAAGTTCCCTCCGGCAAACGATTCAGTCAGCACAGTGGATCCTACAATGTTATTCGTCGACGAAATAGTTGTTAAATTATTACCGTTGGGCAATAGAATATTCGGTTGAATTGTCGCAAAGTTCTTAAGAACTTTCATCGTGTTATCATTTAATATCATATTTCTTTCCTATAGTTCACGTTTAAAATTCATATTACTCAATCTGAACACTCTATTATACTGATCCAGAATGAGAAGTAAAGCGTTTTTTTACATACTGAGGCAAATCTCTCGCATGATTAAGCAAATCCAAAACCATATCGGGAGTCATGTGACCCTGCACTTTTTGGTGGAGATAATTAACAAATTCTCCATCTGAGTTTATCAGGGCAGTCTCAGCATTCTTACAATCTGGAACAGGATCGTTTATCGTGGTGTCGGTGGTTATGGACACACCTATGTCCCCGTTGTCACAATAATTTATTACCCCAAATTGAACGGACACCGTGTATCCGTTGTCAAGGGTTATTTGAAATCCTTTATTTTCTGATATGCTAAACATTTTAGCTTGCCTTTTCTATTATTGCGTCAACACGCTGCTCATCTTCACCATCTAGTGAGACAGTCTCGTCCAGTTTGGTATAGAGGTCACGGAAACCAATTTTAGTTTCGTCGTCAAAGCGGTTTGTACACATTTCTATTGCTACCATACGGTCACCGAAGATAGCATACGCCTGAACAATATGGACTAGTCGGCGAGTAGAGATAATTTCGTCTACACCACCATCAGCAAAGGTCTTGCGGATAATATCTGCCCAGTCGATCAGTTTACCGAGGAAAACCCTATCGTCTACGCCAATAGAGTATGCTAGTTTATCTAGAATCTTGCGCTCAATAGCAGGTGGAGCATATTCTTGCTCGAAGGTGATAGGATATCGCTCGAGAAACGCCTCGTTGAGTACATTAGTACCAATCCAACGACCGTCTTCGGATCCCTTTCCTTTGGTGTTTGCTGTAGCGATAATAGTAAACCCAGGAGCAGGTTTAATAAATTCGCCAGTCTTCTTGATGAAATATCCACTGCCCTCAAGAATCGACTGCAAACACATAATCTTTGCAGGGTTCCCCAAATCTATTTCGTCGAACAATGCGACTGCGCCTCGTTCCATTGCAGTAATGACTGGTCCTTTAAAGAATTTGGTCTCGCCATTTACAAGTCGGAATCCACCGATAAGATCATCTTCGTCAGTTTCAACTGTAAAGTTGACTCGGATGACTTCGCGTTTCAGTTGAGCGCATAGTTGCTCAACCATATAGGTCTTGCCATTTCCAGACATGCCTGTTATAAACGATGGATAGAACATTTCAGATTTAACGATTTTCTTGAGATTTTTGAAGTTTCCGAAAGAAACGAACAGGTCGTCTTTTTCGGGAATCAGGTTCTCTGTAAATGCGTTTGTTTCCATAGAAAGATTTGCTGTAACCTCTACAGGTTCTGGAACGGGAGATTTCACCGCAGCAACTTTAGGAACCTTCACCTTTTTTATTGGCGAAACTTTGTTTTTTGTTTTCGGAGGATTTCCGCCCTTATAAGAAGTATTCTTGGGAGGAAAATGAAATTCGCCGTTTTCGGCAATATTACTTTCATTGAGAATTCTGTGTGTAGAAATTATATCGTGTTCTTTACCAATGGTCCTGACTTCTAATGCCGTCATGGTACGGGGAGTGTCCCCATACATACCTTCGATAATCTCGACGAGTAGTTTCGCTTTGCTCATAATATAGTTTTCCAATTCATTTTTGGACGAAGCACTCTTTGCCTCAACCTTACAACTATGATACCCTATTTGGTACCAAATAAAACCCCTAAAACTCTATATGCAAGAGTGACTTAGGATTGGTAGGAGCAACGCCATCGACTAACATGCCCGTCCCGCCCATTTGACTCGGCGGAGGGAGTTTCTTAGTGAACTCCTTTCCTCAACCTTATACATATGATACCCTAAAGAGGTACCAAATAAAACCCCTAAAACTCTATATAAATCAGTGACTTATATATGAACCTCTAGAGGTCTCTAGAGTCCCCACACAGTCTATTATATGGGGTTCCCCGTAGTGGGGGCGTTGGAAGAGCATTCCTTGGAGGACCGCATGGGACTCCTCAGCATGCTGATTGGGTGCCCCACCCGTATAGTCAGGCAGGGCACCGTCTCCAGGATATATCTTACAGATTAAGAGTAACAGTAGCGACCGCAGCATTTTGTGCCCAGTCCAGTCCACCGATATCGTTCTTGCTTAGATCTGTTCCGATGTAAGCAACTTCTACATCCAACTTTTCCAATAGAGTTACTGTAGCAGATACTTCAAAGTTGAAATACTTGTCGTCGCCATTAGCGAAGGTAGCAGTATCTAAGAAAGTTTCACCTACTTGTGCGCCAACAGTTACAGGACCAAAGTCGTAACTATATCCGGCAAATACATATGTCGCCTTTCCACTTTTAGCATAACCGTCATCAGTCCAGTTAACACCTACGTTGGCACCTTTCCAATCAGCAGCGGCATAAATTTCACCGTAGTCATTGTTGTCATTACTACCGTCATTGGGATAGGTGTAGTAGATATAACCAACATCAACTGCAACATCAGATACTGAAAAAGCATACCCAGCAGTATAGTCTAGTTCAAGAGTAGCATCTTCTACTTCAACTTTATTAAAGTCGATAGAAGAACCCCAAACGCCAGCGTGTAAACCAGATACATGGTTAAGGTTAATAGAACCTTGCAGCGCAACGTCGTTGTTAGATTGACTGATACCACGGAAGCGGTAATCAGATGTCACAGCAAGGGAACCGTCTAGTGATAAATCACCAGCGACAGCAGTACCAGCGAATAGTGCGGCAGTAACTGCTCCACAGATTAAAGTTTTGTTCATAATAATTCCTTGTAATAATAAGTAATTGAAAAAAAAGTCCAGATGAACTGGACACAATTTTATTTATGCTCGGTTCATTTGAATTTTTCGGTTTAATGGCGGTATTATGACCGCCACATACAGCATAGTTGCTGTCTTTTATGCGCAGAGTTTAACCAATTCGGTAAGCATTTTGCGCGACTTCTTAGAAGTGTTTTGGGACTTAGAAAATACTGTTCTGAGTTTCGCCTTTGAAAGCGAACCAGATGCCACACTTTCCATTTTATTGTCGATTATTTTCACGGACTTAGAACCGATTACAAACATTTCGTCATAACCAATTGCATTTTCTACTTTACACCAACCGTTCTTCTTGACTGAATCCCAAAACTCTGACACATCTGTCTCGTATCCAACACCCTTGAGATCCTTACAAATATTTTCTATTTTATTTTTTGTTTGGGTTTCAATTCTATACCCGACAACAATGCTGCCAGTAACATCTTTGTACATTTTAAGAAGGATGTCAGTTTCTGACATATTTCGACCAGCGAATTTCATCATTTTGTAAGTTTTCTTGTTGACCGTATTAGTCACGGTCACATAAGCACCAGAACTTCTATGTTTATAGTCACCATTTTCATCGTATACAGGACGTCGACTATGAACAAGAGAGCGAAGAGTGGAATTGTAAAGACGACCTGGCATTTCATCGTCAGTAAGCGCAATTTCCATACCGTGAGAACAACCGTCTGTTATAAAAAAGGTATTGAGTATATCGATCTTTTCTTTTTTACGGAAATCTGTTGCTATAGGGATTGCCATTGCAATAGATTTGTTTAGAGGAGTACCACCAAGATTAAAAATTCTTGCTGCTACACTACATGCTATCGCTCCCTCGCTATAGTTTCTCCATTCGAAGACCTGATGCATCTTTGGTCGGTCATACGCTATATATGCGGTGAGTAGGGATTTCGCCATAAAAGACATTTCTGAACTTTTCATCTTGTCACTAAAAAGTTCTAGCAGGTATCCGTCTCCAGGATTTTGAGTAATTTGATTCGGTTTGGGTTCGTGGGCAGAACTGTCTATGCTATTGACGTGATAGTAATCCGTGAATCCGTAGACCCTGAATGAAACATTTATCTGTTTGCAAAATTGAGCAAGCACTAGGGTTTGTTCTACTGTATTATACATGTATGGGGACATAGAACCCGACATATCAAGGTACATGATGAATCCGTGATTTTTACCTTCCGGAATTACAGACACCCTCTTAAAAATATCATCTGTCAGTTTGTAGTTGTTCATTTTCAGGGTATCTAACACTCCAGTTTTCGAAGTAGAAACTCTAGCATATTCACTAGCAGATTTTCGCATTTCGAACTCTTTGACCATATGACTAACTGCTTTGAGATTAGTTTTCTGCCAATCTTTATAAAGTATAGAACCATACTCCTCGATAGTTGCTGAAGAACTATCATAAGCCATACTTGGAAATATTTTATCTTTGCCATTACCCTTCAGGTCTTTGATAATATCTTTGTAGGAAAATGTGCAATTTTTCCAATTTTCCATGGGGTCCATTGTAAGGTTATGAACAGCGGATTCAGAATCTTTATAAATTTGGGTGCCAATATTTTCCCGGAGGGATTCGTCGGTCTTAGAAGATATATCAGGTTCTGCAGATTTTAGGTCGTGATTTGTGCGCCCACCTTCTGGACCATTATTAGAATTATCTTCACTTTCATATTCGTTTTTGTTGAACAGGTTATCGAACTCGTCTTGACCAGATTCACCTGTTTCGTAATCATCCATTTCTTCGGGATCGCCATCAGATTCTCCCTCTGACATTTCATAATCACCAGCATCGCCAGAATCATTTTCTTCCTCTTCTTCTTCGCCTTCTTCTGCTTTTTTGTTTTGCTCTTCTTCATACTTTTCTTTGCAGTATGCATATAATTCTTCGCTAATCTTTACAACTTGTTCCCAAGTTTCTAGTGCTTTGATTCGCTTAACAAAAGTTTCTTCCTCTTCAACAAAT